AAAGTTTCCTTAATTTTATTCAAAAATGTATCTATGGATTTCTTACCATAACTATATTGTCGAAACTTCATTTTTCTCCATGTATCTTGTTTGTAAAATTCGGTTGTTTCTTTATTCAATTTATCTTTTTCTACAAGATACACTTTGAACTTTTCATAATCAACCGATTTACTATTTTGAAGTGATAATATAGTTTCTTTTTCAACAATTTTATTTCTTTTCTTTTCTTCTAATAAAATCCTTTGGTTTGTTTTTGCTTTGCTTTCTCGTTTTCTTTGTGGTGCTGTATATTGTAGTTTATTACCATTTTTATCCATCATATAAACTAACGAACGCTTACCTGGATCGCAACCAACAATTTTTCTTTCTTTCAAAGTATCTAATTGCTCTTTTGATAAATCTTCAATGTTATAAAAATCTTGTTCTTGTAAAACAGGAACTCTTGACCCCCATTTTTTATCTTTCAAATCTTTTCTAATAAAAAGCAAACAACAACTAATTCCATCAGTTTGTATTTGGTTATGAAATTGGTAATTTTTATTCTTGAATATTTTATTTTTCAAATCCAAAAAATTGCACCATACTTCATTTTGATTGTCTTTTACATTACTCAATAATTCACCCTTTTTCACTTTGTTTCCATTTTTGTCTTTTTCAGGACAAAACAAATTTATCAAACTTGCTGTATCAATAATAATATGTTTTGGAATGATATTGTTTCGTAGTGGTAATGGTTGGAATAATTTACTTTCTTGTTTTTCTAGCACAGAATTCATATACAACATTCCCTTCAAATATTTAAAAGGTCTAACTTTCACATCATAATGGATTGACTTTTTAATTTCAGTAGGTAAAATGTTGGATAAATGAGTATTTTTCCATTCATTAAACAATTCATCTGTTTCATTATTCAAGTTCATAAGTTGATGCTTCATTTTGAATAAAATAGATTTATCTTCAGTTATTTTTGATGTTGTTATATTGATAAATCTTAAAAAGTGCTGGATAAAATGTTCTTGAAAATTATTATGCAATGAAGTATGAATTTGTGTTGCTAAATAGGGTAATAAGAACGTTGTATTTTTCAAATTAGTTTTTTCGTGGTTAAGTAAAGGTTGATATTCTTCTTTATAAAACTTTTCTAATCTTTCTAACAGTTCAGTATCCTTACACTTCTTTCCTCTATTATCCCTTGTTCCAAGTGATTTTATACAATAGGAAATAAAAATTTCATCTAATTCAGGTAAAGGTTGATTATTTGTGTATTGGTGCAAAATGTATAATCGAATAAATTGATAAGTGTGAATAACCAAATCGTTCATTTCAAAAACTAAATGGTTTAATACAGGTTGGATTGTAGCATGATTAACTAAAATTGTTTTCAAAGGTATTTTGAAAGTTTTGTAAGCAGATTTTTCGGCATTCCTAAATTCTTTGAAATCCTCCTTTTTCTTCTTTTTCTTTACTCCGTTAGACATTCTATATTATTACTAAAGATTTTTATTTATATAGTTTTTATATAAAAACTATATAATCCTAAATGTTTTCATTTTCTTTTATTTCATTTATTTTTTTCAGTTTTTCTTTTTTATTTTGATATGCTTGTTTTGCATATTCTTTTTTTTTCTCTGGTGAAAGATTTTCATAGTAATTAGTTTTATTCTTATATTCCTTAACTTTATTTTTAATTTCATCTTTATGATTTACATAATATTTTTTCATATTAGAAGGAGCAGTATATTTTTTAAGATGTTCTTTAGTTTCATTTAATTCTTGTTCGAGTTTTTTTATTTTTTCAAGTAATTCATTACTATCCATTAAGTATATTATATAAATATTTTTATATAGTTTTTATAAAAAAACTATACAAATGAGATTTTCATTTATATTTAAATACAAATCCAGCAGAGGATTTTTGAGTTCCTGTTAAAACATTTTTGATTTTAATATCTGATTTTATTTCATATTCTTTTTGTAAATATTCTTTTGCCTGAAATTGGTAAGTGAATGTTTTTATAAATGCACCATCCTTAAGTACATCAAATTGTTTGTTTTCTCCCATTACATCTAATCTTTCTGGATTGTTATAGTGTGCTTTTTTTAGTTCGCTCATTTTTTTTCTTTCTTCAGGATTATCAAATCGTTTTTTTTGTGCTTCACTATGTTTTTGTTTTGCTTCTGGATTGTTATAATATGCTTTAATTTTTTCACTATGTGCTTTTCCCGCTTCTGGATGGTCATTATGATATTGTTTTTTTATTTCGCTCATTTGTTGTCTTGCTTCTGGATGGTTGTCATAATGTGCTTTAATTTTTTCACTATGTGCTTCTCCCTTTTCTGGGTGTTCTTGATTATATTTTATCTGTGTTTCTCTATTTTTTTGTATTGCTTCTGGATTTTCATAATGTGCTTTCATTATTTTACTATGTGATTCTCCCTTTTCTGGGTGTTCTTCATTATATTTTATCTGGGTTTCTCTATTTATTTGTAATGCTTCTGGATGTTCTTGATAATATTTTTTCATTACTTCACTATTTTTTTGTATTGCTTCTGGATTTTCAAAACGTTTTTTTGCTATTTTGCTCATTTTTTGTTTAACATCTTCTGTATAAACATAACCAGTTGTTCCCTCTCCACCATACGTCATATTATATCCATTTTTATTCATATAATATGAATTATACTCTATAATGTATCTCATTTCCTTTTCACATAATTCTTCTAATGTATCTGCTGTATCTATTTCTATAAGTTGAAATGTATCTACCATTTCATATTTTCTTAACGCATTATACAGACAACGTATATCACCTTTTTTAGCAGTTTTTTTATGTTCGTTTTGCCTTTGTTCCAATGCAGTAGTCGTTAGACCAATATAATGTTTTCCATTAGGAAATTGTATTTTGTAAATATAACCAAAAGTCATTTAATATATATATATATATTATTAATTATAATATATATTTTTTAAATCAATTTTATATGTTAAAATGGGCGTTTTAAATGAGAAAAGGTGTAATAGTAAATGCGTCGGTCATATACCAAAATAAAGTATTTTGTTTTGACGGGTTTTCCGGAAATCAAAGAGAGAAATCAAAGAGAGAAATCAAAGAGAGAAAATTATTGTTCAAAAGATTTTGATAATTTGAAAAAATTTTCAAAATGACTGCATACAAGTTTTATTTTCCAAGTTTTCAAATGTTTTGGAAAATGTTTTTTCTCTCTTGGAAAACCTTTTTATAAAAAACATTAAAGAGAGAAATCTAAAAAAAACAAAATGACTGCATACAAGTTTTATTTTCCAAGTTTTCAAATGTTTTGGAAAATGTTTTTCTCTCTTGGAAAACCTTTTTATAAAAACATTAAAGAGAGAAATCTAAAAAAATCAAAATGACTGCATACAAGTTTTATTTTCCAAGTTTTTATAAAATGTTTTTCTCTTCTTTTTTATAAAAGAGGGAACCTAAGGTTCTCTTAAAAGGAGGGATTATAAGGGAACCTAGGTTCCCTTAGGGGAACGACGAGTTCCCTTAATATTTATAAATTGCATAATGGATTTAAAAATACGCATATATTTGATATATCCAAAATGAACGAGAACAATCATGTTTTGACAATCAAGACTGTCCAAATTCAGCCAATCCGAAACCTAACCACGGCACTCAAGGATATTTTGACAGACGCCACAATCACATTCACCAAGGACAGTATGAAAATAATTAATTTCGATAAGACCCACACAATGTTGGTGAGTGTTGTCCTACATTCCAACAAATTCGAATCTTATAAATGCGCACCCGATAAAATCGTGGTGTGCACCAACACGATGCATTTCTTCAAGTTGATTTCCACGCTTTCCAACGATGATATTCTCACCATGTATATTGACAAGGAGGACTACCAGGACGGAATTGTTTCGTATCTTGGTATGGAATTCAACAACAAAAATGTAGGGCAAACCTATGATTACAAGTTGCGACTCATCGAGCCGGACACGGAGGAACTCGTGATTCCCGATGTGGAGTATTCCACCATCATTAATCTGCCCACGGCGGATTTCCAGAAGATTGTGCGAGACCTGAATGCGTTGACGGACCGCGTCGAAATAAAATCGGTGGGTGATGACCTGATTTTCTCGTGCATGGGAACATTTGCCAAGACCAAGTTTAAGCGTTCTGAGTCGGACAACCATATGGATTTCATCGTGAAACCGGACCCGTCCGTGATAGTGCAGGGCGAATTTTCGGTGAAAAGTCTGAACAATTTTATTAAATGCACACCTTTGTGTAGTCA